CAGGAGAGTGCTATGGCATTCGCAATCCCTAACGGCTCGCGTGTGAACGTGGCCAAGGCCTATCAGGCTCCCATCACCTTTACCGCTGCCTCTAACGCTACTGAATGCGAACTGACTGTTGCATCTGCCGCTGGCATCCTGGCGGGCGATGTAGTGCAGGTGAGCTCCGGCTGGCTAAAACTCGATAATATGGTGCTGCGCGTTAAATCCGTAGCCGGTACCAAAATCGTGCTGGATTCGTTCGATACCTCTGACACCACCAAATTCCCGGCAGGCACTGGTGCGGGCACGCTGCGTAAAATCGACACGTGGATCACCATGCCGCAGGTGATGACCCTCTCCACTGAGGGTGGTGACCAGCAGACCATCAGCGTGCAGTTCCTGGAAGACGATAAGGCCCGTACCATCCCGACCTTCAAAAACGCCGTGGTGCAGGTCTACACCTTCGCGCACGATCCGCTGCTGGCAATTTACAAGCGTCTGAGTGAACTTGACGAATCCAGCGACACCACTGCTGTGTGGTTCCATAACCCGCGCGGCAAAGCGGACCGTTATTACTCTGCCAAAGTGTCTTTCCAGAAGGTGCCTAAGACCGAAATCAACGCCGTGGAAAGCAACGAAGCGCGCATGAACTTCGAATCGGATATGCAGATTTACCCTATTGCCGATTCATCCGTTACGCCGCTGGCGTTCCTGACCGATCTGCCATCAACCAAATCAGTTAGTGTTGGAAATGCACTCGATTTGGCCGTCGTTATGCAAGGCGGCTCCGCCCCTTACACCTACGTGTGGAAGAAAGGAAGCTCCGCCATTCCAGGCAAAACCGCCTCGACGTTCAACATTCCATCTGTGGCATCCGAAGATGCTGGCTCTTACACCTGCGAAGTCACTGACGCGGCGGGCAAAACCATCACCTCTGCTGCTTGCGCCGTCACGGTCAGCTAACCACTCGAGCCCGGTACGCCGGGCTTTCTTCGCTACTGAAACCAAAGTCTTTCTTAGGAACCGAAATGACCAAATTTTCCCTGATCCCCAACCCAACTTTTTCTGTGACCGCGAGCATTCCGCGCGCTGGCGCCGAAGACGGCAAGCTGACGCTCACTTTCCGCCATAAGACGCTGGAAGAGCTGCGCTCCATGGATGAGAAGCTGCAAAAGGCCGCCGAAGGTAAAAAGGATGCTATCGCGCCGCAGGCCGACTACCTCATGGAAATTGTCGAGGGGTGGGCGCTTCCCGATGAGTTCAACCGCGAAAACGTTATTGTCCTTCTGCGGAACTATCCACGCGCGTTCGACAGCATCGGGCTGGCATACACCAAAGAGCTGATGGGTATCCGCGAAAAAAACTGAGGCAGGTCGCCGCAGCATTGTATACGCCGGGACCGACGCTCGCGGAGCTGAGCGCTTTTGGTTTGACGCCTGAGGACGTGGAGGAAGAGGTGGGGATACTGCCCTCAGTGTGGAGGTCCTTCACCATCTTTTCTTCCCTAGCGACCCAGTGGCGAGTCGGCGCGAGCGGGGCGACCGGCCTTGATTACAACGTTCTCCCCTGGATGTTCGAGTTACACGGGGTTGAGGATGCGGCGGCCTGCATGGCTGACCTTCAAATTATGGAAAGCGAGGCTCTCAAGGTAATGCATAAGGAGACGAAATAATGACAGACCAGATCGCCTCGATTACTTTGCGGGCCGATGTTTCTGACCTGAAAACAGCCAGCAACGAACTGGATAAACTCGGCCAGGCGGCGGCCGGTGCTGTAGATAAAGCAGATGATCTGAATAGCGTGTTTCGCGCTGGCGCTGAATCTGCGAAGCAAGGCAGTGAAGGGCTCAAGGAGCAGCAGAACGCGCTCAAAGGGCTGCTGGAGAATATCGACCCGGTTACCAAGGCCTTAAACCGCCTGGATGAGCAGCAAGAATCGCTGCGGAAATTCCAGGCCAAAGGTTTCCTGGATACCGATACCTTCCAGGCTTACAACAAAATCCTGGATGACACCCGCCTTAAGCTGACCGACACCGGAGAAGCCGCGGCGCGTGCTCAGGCCGAATTAGCCGCTACCCAGGCGGCAGAGAAGCAGTCCGCAGCGTTAAAGAACCTTCTTGGATCCATCGACCCGACTATCCGCGCGTTCAATTCATTGGATGAACAGCACGCACAGCTGGTGGCCCATTTCGAAGCAGGGCGCATTAACGGTGCTCAGTTCGAGCACTTCAACACAATCCTTAACCAGACGCGTGAGCGCCTCTCTGGTGTCGCAGACGTACTACCAGAAGCGCTATCCCGGCAGGAAGCTGCTGCCCGGCGCGCTGGAATCTCCGTTGGTCAGTACAGCGCAGCAATGCGCACGCTTCCGGCGCAATTCACCGATATCGCCACGCAGCTGGCTGGTGGTCAGTCGCCGTTCCTGATTCTGCTGCAACAGGGCGGGCAGATTAAAGACCAGTTCGGCTCGGTTCAGGGGGCGCTGTCCGGCGTCGGCGAATACATCCGCAGCATGGCTGGGATGATTAACCCTACCACAATCGCACTTGGTGGGCTGATTGGCACGATCGGCCTGCTGGCTGCCGCAGCGTATAACTCCTCGGAGCAATTTGAGCAGGTGGCACGCTCTGTCATCATGATGGGTGGGGCTGGCTTCTCCTCAATGCAGCAGCTCAATCAGGCCGCTGAGGAAGTGGCTGGCAAGACGAATACATCGATTAGCTCCACCGTCGATACGCTGGTTACGTTGAACGATACTGGCAAATATACCGCAAGCCAGATGAAGCAGGTCGCAACGACCATCACCCTCATGGGTAAGGCCGGAAATGATACCAAAGCGGCAATAAGCGACTTCGGAAAGATTGTCAGCGATCCGGTTAAAGGGCTTGCCAGCCTCAATGAACAATATGGTTTCGTTGATGAAGCCATGATCAAGCACATTATCCAGCTACGTAAGCAGAAGGGTGAGCAGGCGGCTGTTACCGAAGCTATTGAGCTGTTTGCAGGCGTCATGGCAAAGCGCGCAGAGGAGACCAACAAAGCGACCGATAATATCGGTCAAACGTGGGAAAACCTTAAAAAGAGCGCTTCTGACACCTTTGGCGATATAGGTATTACCGTGCGCGCATGGGGAAACCAGATCATCGATATTTTCGAACTGGTTAAGTCCTCGATCAAAGACTTGTTCCTCAATATCACCTCTCTGGACGCCAAGTTCACCAGCACCATCGCTGGCTGGGCAGACAAAATCCCGGGTGGCGGTGCGCTGGCTAATTTCCTCGGCATGGACGTTGAGGCAATGAAAAAGGCTGGAGCGGAAGCGGACAAAGAGATTGAGGCGAACAAAAAACGCTATAACGAGCTTTGGAAGCGCGTCACTGCGCCTAACGCACAGGAAAACTATGAGGCTGAAGCGCGAGGAGCTAACGTAAAAGGTGATGGCGGAACAAGTCGAGAATCAAGAGACGCAGTCTCGAAGCTTGCACAAGACTCAGCCAAAAAGACCAAAGAGGCAAAAGCCACGCTGGATGCTGGCGATCGCACTCTTGAGAACTACCGTGCCCAGGCCAGAACGTTAACTGAAACACTCGAAACGTTGCGCAAGACTGGGGAGACGCAGGTCAGATATACCGAATTCAGCAAACAGCAATCTCGCTTTGCTGAATTGGATGAGGCTGCTAAAACACGTGCGCTGACCGCCCAGGAGAAATCTCTACTGTCGAGCCGTGAGGCCATTCTGAACGCCGCCAAGGTGGTGGATCAGAAGAACAAGGAAGTAGAGGCGCAGCAGAAGATTAATGGCCTGGCGCAGCAGGCGAATAAATACGTCACGCAGATGTCGGAAAAGACAGAAGCGTTGCGTGGCAGCGCAGGCCTAAGCAGCCGTCAGAGCCAGCGAATGATGGAAGAGGCTCAGCTCCGCCAAGGCTGGCTCAACGGTGGTGGTAAGCTTGATGATGCTGGCTATGAGAAAGAACTGGCAGCCCTCAGAAATTATTACTCTGAAGAAGATAAGCTGCGCGGCGACTGGAAGTCTGGGGCTGTTGCTGGATGGAATGAATATCTGGATGCCGCTACCAACACCTACGACGCAGTGAAGAACGTGGCTAGTTCGACGCTGACAGGTCTATCTGACATGCTAACCAGCTTAATGACGACGGGAAAAGCCTCAATAAAAGAATTCGGCAAATCGATGCTGAAGATGATTGTTGAGGTGACAAACAGGCTGATGGTTGCCTATGCGGTGCAGGCTGCGATGGGCTGGATAAGCGGTGGCAGTGGCGGTGGCAGCACGCCTGGCGGTGCATATGCAAACGCCGCTGCTGGCGTAACCTTCAATGCTAAAGGTGGTGTCTATGACTCTCCTGGCCTCAGTAAATATGTGAACGGTGTTTACGACACTCCTCAGCATTTCACCTTCCAGGGCGCATCTAAGTTTGCGAAAGGCGGCGTCTTCGCAGAGGCTGGTGCTGAAGCAATCATGCCCCTAACTCGGGATTCTGCCGGGCGCCTGGGTGTACGTGCCCAGGGTGGAGGCGGGATGGCCCCGATTATCAATACCACTGTTAACGTAGATGCTGGTGGTTCGGTTACAACGCAAACGTCCAGTTCTGGTGATGCCATGGGGCGCGCACTTGCCGAGGAAATGCAGAATGCCGCTCTGCAGGTAATTCAGAAACAGCTTAAACCTGGTGGCATGATCTACAACTTCAGCAAAGGCGGGTAGTGTTAGCGTCACCCCCTGGTTAATATGTTAAAAACCATAATAATCAGGGGCTGATTGTGTTAAGTAAAATATTCAAGAAGATCTTAAGAACCATTGGGCTGTTGCTGCTTCTTGTTGTTGTGATTTTTGTTGCAGCGGTGGTTAATAAACCAACCGAGCAAGAAAAAAAGCAAAAAGAAGCCAAGGAACTTTCAGATAAAAAATTAGATGAACTTCGTAATGCCTGTGAAGCTTACGTTAAAAAGTCAGTGATCAATAAAAGCACCCTGGATATGTCGGCGTTTGGCTCTAACAGATGGCTCGGCAATGACGGTAAGTTCTACGCGACGCAGGAATTTAGTGCTAAAAACAAATTTGGTCTTGAGCAGAAATTCAGAGCTGAATGCATTGAAGACAAGGATGGGAAAACTGATTACCGACTTGTCGAAATGAATGGAAGTTAAACTGTTCTGATTTTATGACAAAGTATCGCCCATACCTTGGGCCAGTACAGAGCCCCGCACATGCGGGGCTTTTTTTATGGAGTAAATATGGCAGTTGAAACATACAGCTGGCGCTCGCAGCTCGGTGCTGGGGCGATTGAATATAGTCAAACGGTGCGCGCGGCGCAGTTCGGTGATGGATATGAGCAGGTTGCTGATAATGGCATTAATTCTACTGCTATTCAGGTGCCAATGAAGCATACAGGTACCGAATCAGAGGTGAACAGTATCCGTGATTTCCTCCTCGCTCATACCGTTAAAGCTTTTATCATCACGCCGCCCGGCGAAGCGAAGGGGCTTTATCGGGTAGTCGCCGACTCCGTACGGAAAAATCAGATCAGCAGCAAGTTTGCTGAGCTGACGTTCACCATCAAACGGGCTTACGGAGTGTATGCATAATGGCATTAGTAGATCAGGCGGCGATGCTGGCACCGGGTGGCAGAGTACGCCTGGTTGAAGTTGACGCCTCAGAGTTCAGTGGCGGTATTCACCGCTTTCACTACAGCCCATTCCCGCATACGCCAGCAGAGATTGAAGTGGCGAACGGCGATGAAGTTAAGCTTGGACCAAAGCCCATCATCTGGGATGGAAAAATCTTCGACTTCTGGCCCTTCCAGATTTCCGACCTTGCACTGTCAACCGACCAGGCCGCAGAACCGAAACTGAGCGTGTCGAACCTCGACGGGCATATCACTGCGCTCTGTCTGCAGTTTAAAGATATGGTGAATGCAAAGGTGAGCATCATCGACACCTATGCCGTTTATCTGGATGCGGTGAACTTCCCCGGCAGCACCAATCCTACCGCTGACCCTACGATGTTCACTCTCCAGACCTTCTGGCTGGACACCAAAACTTCAGAGGATGATGAGGTGGTTACGTGGTCGCTCAGTAGCCCGGCCGATTTGCAGAACCTGGTTATTCCCACCCGGCAAATAACATCGCTCTGCGAGTGGGCGCTGCGCGGGCAATACCGCAGTGGTGACGGCTGCACCTACAACGGTACGGCATATTTTGATGCGAAAGGTAATGCGGTGGCCGACCCGGCGCTGGACGTGTGCGGTGGTTGCCTGAGCGATTGCCGGAAGCGATACGGCGCAGGACTGGCAGACCCGCACACCGCTGTGCTCGACTACGGGGGGTTCCCCGCTACCGTGCTTTTTTCCAGATAACCGGACATCAATATGAATAAAACAATAATGGCAGCTATCCGGGCTCATGCGCTGGAGCAGTCCCCGCGAGAGTGTTGCGGGTTCGTCATTCAGTCAGGACGGCGCCAGCGTTACTTCCCGGTACCGAATAGTCACGATAACCCGACAGAGCATTTCCGCATCGATGGCGAACATTGGGCGAATACAGAGGATGACGGAACTATCATCCGCGTTATCCACTCGCATCCTGGCGATGGTGCCAGGGCTATCCCATCAGACCTCGATCGCCAGCAATGCAACCAGTCGGGGGTGGTGTGGGGCATCTACGCGCCTGATAGCGATGAGTATGCCGAAATCACACCGGATGCCATCCCGCTAATCGGCCGCCCGTTCATTCTGGGCTCGCACGACTGCTGGGGGTTGGTAATGGACTGGCATGCTACACAGGGCGTTACGCTGACCGATTTCCGCGTTGACTACCCGTGGTGGGAAAGCCAGTACCCGGACAATCTCTACTTCGAAAACTGGGAACGTGAGGGGTTCGTTGAATGTGATCCTGCGCCCGGCTGCATGGTCATCATGCAAGTCGAATCCGGTAAGTGGAACCATGCGGGAATCATTACTGAAGAGGGTGAGTTACTGCATCACCTATACGGCCATCCGTCATGCATCACGCCATACTCGCGCGGCTATTTCAAAGACCGGACGATGATATGCGTCCGACATAAAAACTTACCTCAGGAGATAAAACCATGGCGCGGTTAACAACTATTCGCCTGTACGGTGCGCTGGGTGCGCGATTTGGACGAGTGCATAAGTTGGCAGTGCAAACGTCAGCGGAGGCGGTGAAAGCCCTGTGCATCAATTTCGACGGGCTGGAGCAATATCTTTATGACGCCAAAAAGAACGGAATGACTTTCGCCGTGTTTCGTGGGAAACGCAATATCGGCGTGAAGGACTTTAAAGAACTGGCGGGGGATAGTGATATCCGTATTGCCCCTGTAATGGAGGGAGCGAAAAAAGCAGGGATATTCCAGACTATCCTCGGTGCTGTGATGGTGGTCGCGGGAATAGCCATATCATATTTCAGTTCCGGAGCGCTTGCCACCTTTGGCGCGAGCCTTGCTGCTGGTGGTGTTGGCATGATGGCTGGTGGCATTTACCAAATGCTATCACCTCAATCGAGAGGACTACAGAGTCGCGAAGATCCAGACAACAAACCCAGTTATGCATTTGGTGGGGCTGTCAATACGCTGGCGATGGGAAACCCCGTTGCTGTGCTTTATGGTGAGCGAGAGATCGGTGGTGCCATCATTAGCGCCGGGATAGTTGCTGAAGATATTTAATTATCATTTTAATCTGCATCATTGTGTTTGCAGGTGCTGTAGATACTATGCTTGGGAACACAATGAACAAGGTGATGATAGTGAATAAAATTTTAATCCCAGTGCTAGGGGTGCTCCTGCTTTCTGGTTGTGCTCGCCCCTATGGTCCAGCTGAAACAATCATTAATAAGCAAATTGTTGAGCCGAAACCTGGTGTAGAGCAGACAAAGGTAACCGTAACAAGGAATAAGCAATTTATTGGTGGCGGCAGTGGAGGCACCTGTAAATTCTTGGTGCAGATTGATGACGCTGACATAGCTAAACTTCGCCAAAATCAGTTCGTAACCGCTTATTTAAATAACGGCCCCCACAAACTGCGCGTAAGCAATGAATGTGATGTCTTGAGCATGGGGATGCGTAAAACACTTGATATTGACGCGGATGGCCAAGAGCAGGAATACCTCGCAGAGGTGGGGTTTTGGGGCCAATACAGAATGTGGCGCGTTAAATAAGTTCGCTTAATTCAACAATTCAATACCCGCTTCGGCGGGTTTTTTTATGGACGTAATATGGAAACGATTACTGGTGCGAAGGGTGGCAGCCAAAAACAGCATACACCTGTAGAACAGCCTGATTCAGCCCAATCTATGGCGCGATGCCGCATGCTTCTGGCGCTGGGGGAAGGTGAGTTTGCAGGTGGGTTGGATGCTACTCGCATTTTCCTGGATGGCACACCGCTGGGCAATGCCGACGGCTCAATGAATTTTGAGAATGTGTCCTGGGATTTTCGCCCGGGAACTCAGATTCAGACACCGATCCCCGGCTTTCCTGCTGTAGAGAACGAAACCAGCATTGGCGTTTCGCTGACGAAAGTCGCTCCATGGACAAGGGCAATCAGCAATACCCAAATCGATGCTGTTCTGGTGCGTGTCGGTATTAATGGGCTTCAGCAGCAGGAGAATGATGGCGATATCGTTGGCACAACCGTTCAGTATCACATTGATCTCGCCGTTGATGGTGGTGCGTACTCTACGGTGATGACCAAAACGGTTACGGAGAAGCTCAGCTCACTGTACGAGATCACCCATCGTATTAATCTGCCGAAAGCAAACACCGGCTGGCAAATCCGGGTTGTTCGCGATACTGATGACAGCACCAGCCAGATGCTTCAGAACAAAACCCAGGTGCAGGCTATCACTGAGGTGATAGACGCTCGTCTGCGTTACCCGCACACGGCTCTGCTGTACGTATCGTTCAACGCGAAGTCATTCAACAACATCCCTAAGATTTCATGTAAACCTAAAGGCCGGGTAATCCGCATCCCGCAGAACTACGATCCGATTGCACGCACTTATAGCGGTACATGGGACGGTACATTCAAATGGGGATGGACGAATAATCCTGCATGGATCTGGTTCGATATTCTTACTGAACCTCGCTTCGGCCTGGGGCGCAGGGTTACACCAGCGATGCTCGATAAATGGGAGTTATATCGTATTGCCCAGCGCTGCGACCAGAAGGTACCCGACGGGAAAGGTGGCAGCGGTACCGAGCCTCGCTTTATGTTTGACGTTTATATCCAGGCTCAGGCTGATGCCTGGCAGGTGATTAAGGATATTGCGGCTGGTTTCAATGGTATGACGTTCTGGGGCAACAACATGTTCAATGTTGTCTCTGATATGCCCGCGGATACGTCAAAGCTCCAGATCCTCACCCGAGCCTCGGTGGTCGGGAAACCAACCTATTCCAGCGGCAGTGAGAAGAACCGCTATAGCTCTGCGCTGATTAACTTCAGCGACCCGGACAACCACTATCAGGACCGCACCACGGCGGTGATGTTTTCCGATTTGGTTAAGCAGTTCAAGTTTAAGCAGACGCAATTGACGGCCATTGGCTGTACACGTGAAAGCGAAGCACAGCGCCGCGGTGGTTGGGCAGTGTACTCCAATTCTCTGGACCGCATTATCAGCGTTCAGACCGGGCTGGATGGATTCGCATACGTTCCTGGTACTGTGTTCGCTTTTGCCGATGAACGGCTGTCTGGTCGTGTCTATGGTGGGCGTATTACTGAATACAACGCCGCGCTGAAATCTGTAACTACCGATCGGGGTACAAGCGCATTAGCCGGCGATACGCTGATGATTCGTACCCAGGGAGGTACCGTTGAGAGCAGAACCATTCAAGCGGTTAACGGCCAGCAACTGATACTGGCGATGTCGTTTACCGCTGAACCATTACCAAATGCCATTTTTGTTATCGATGCTGGCCAGCTGCGACTTCAGTATTTCCGCGTCACCAATCTGACATTTAACGATGAGGAGAACACCTATACTATCACCGGCGCAGAATACAACGGGGCGAAATACGATGCCGTTGATAACAACGCCCGGCTGGATACTCCACCGATTAGCCTGATACCGACAGGCCTGGTGGGGCAACCGATGAATATCACGATCAGCAGCTATGATTCCGTTCGTCAGGGGCAACGTATCGCCACCATGGTTGCGAGTTGGGATGCGCCAGTAGATAAAAACGGGAAACCTCAGGCAGATATCGTTGCTTACCAGGTACAGTGGAAACGCGGTAATAATGAGTGGATCAATATTCCCGAAACAGGCTTGCGCAATATAGAGGTTCCCGGGATTTTCTCAGGCGATTACCTCGTGCGAGTCCGCGCCATTAACTCCGGAGGAGCGTCCAGTTTGTGGGCCTCTTCTGTCCTGACACACCTTACTGGGCGTGCAGGGGATGTACCAAAACCCGTTGGTCTGCGTACCACTGCCATCAACTGGGGCATACAGATCGACTGGTCCTTCCCGGCAGATACAGGCGACACCCTCCAGACCGAACTGCAGTATTCAGTGAATGGTAATGGGGATAACCCTCTGTTGCTTGCTGGCGTTCCGTATCCGCAACACACCTATACTCAGCTGGGCTTAAAGGCTGGCGTTGAATTCTGGTACCGGGCTCGTCTGGTTGACCGCATTGGTAATCAGAGTGACTGGACGGACTGGATCCGCGGTATGTCCAACGATAACGCCGATGATTATCTGGGTGATATCGCCGATGATTTTCTGACGTCTGCCGACGGTGATCGTCTTACGGGGGATATTAATACCAACCTTGAAGGTATTCTGCAGAATGCGCTGGCCTACCATGGAACGGTAGAGCACCAGTGGGCGCAGTACGGTGAAGTACGCGCGGATATCCTGGTGGTTAAAACGACGGTCGCCAGTGTGGATAAGGCGATGGCCGAGCTGTCAACGCAGGTGCAGGCGCAGATTGAGGACGTAACCGCCTCGCTTGAGGATAAGCTTACCGCCACCGTTGACGCGACAGGTGCAACGGCTATTCATACCCTGAAAGCCGGAGTGCGAATCAACGGTATTTTTTACAGCGCCGGGATGTCGATTGCAGTGCTGGCTGAAGCGGGTAAGCCGGTAGTCACCCGCGTCGGGTTTAACGCTAACCAGTTCGTCCTGATGAGT